TGTAACACTGTTTTCAGCATACCTGTTAATCTCAACATCAACAGAGCTTAAAAGGTCTGAAGAAGCATTAAACGTTAAATTTGGAGTGCCGCTTAATGTTCCAGATGCAGGGGGTGTAGTTGATCCTACTGTTCTTGTGGTTTTAATAAAAGAGCTTCCGTCTCCGTTTACCTTAAGATAATAAACATTATATGTCGATCCGTTAACAGTATAATTGTTACCTACTACTGGCGTTCCAGAAGGCATAGTGAAAGAAAATTTATTTTGATTCTCTAACTCGCTACGTAACGAACCGTACCCCGAATTAGCTGAATTAGTACCAGACGTAAAACAAGAATTTAATGTACATCTAGTTCCACTTATTAAAGCATCATCATCAAATGTTGTATTTGCTTCAAACAAAAAACCCGACCTTAAAGATGATTCAGCACCACAATTATCAAAAGAAACACCTGATGTATTTCTTACTCGATACCCATAACGACCAGTATTGTCAGCGCCACAGGCTGTAAAGTTACTGTAACTTACGTCTGAAATTAAGAAACCTTGTCCTGTGGTAGTAGTATTTAGCGCATAGCAGTTTTCTACGTTTAATGAAGTGTTGTAACCGCCACTAAAATCGAAACCTGTTACACCGCCCTTAGATCGACACTGAGTCATTGTCACCATAAAGCAACGATGAACGAGGAAACAGGAGGCTGTGAAGTTTTGGCTAAAAACTCTTTCAACAAGTATCTCACTTCCAGCGACAAGAGGGGTTCCACCTTCTAGTTCAAGTCCAATCGCCACACGATTGTTTCCTAACACTTGAAAGTCTTTAAACGCGCAGTAAGTAGGGTTTAATGCTTGAATAGCTTGCCATTGCGCGGACTCACCATTGCCCACAAACCCTTCCGCACAATCAATAATAGTGTTATGAATTCCTTCACCCTGTAAGGTAACAGATGTTAATTTTTCTACTCCCTCTCCAGTTGTACGAATTACAATAGGTGACTTAATGTAGTATCGACCTACTGGAAAGTAAATTACTCCACCTGTAATGTAGTCACTTCCAGTATCTAAACTATCAATAGCCGCTTGAATTGCTGGTTGCCAGTCAGTACCACCAGAAGAAAGGCTTTCAAAATCTTTTATGTTGACCTGAGCGCCTTTGATCATTCTGTTTGTTGCTTTTGTTAAAGCCATGTTATTTTCCTTATATTTTATTTAGCAACCCAACCAGTATTGGTTGTGCCAGATTCTTTGATGTATAAAGATGTATTAGCGCCTCCGTTATTTCGATACCAAACGGAGCCTACTCCAGCAAGCACTACACCTTCAGGAGAACCTGATCCAGAACCCTCGTAATGAATAGGAAATTTAGTGTAATCTTGTTGTGTAATGTTATCTGTTCTAAAGTTATCTTTAACAATACCTGTACTTGGTATGGTCTCAGCGGTAGATAATTGAGAAATCCAATACGCCTTATAGCTAGTGCCTACCACATTAGTCACTGTAAGTCCTTGCGTTTGATACCAACTAACAACACCTCGATTAGATGCAGTGTCTGCCGCACCTTTTGTATCGTAAGTCTTCACGTTATCAATACAAACATTGCGTGAATCTTCTGAGTACACAGCAGACTTGTATGTCTCGTAGAACATAGAGTTATGGACTGTGATAGACCTAGAGTCTTCAATACCCACACCATTTCTTTTTGCAGTTCTAACAGTAGCGTTGTTAATTACTACATTGCCTGCTTCATGTAATTGAATGCCATCTAATTCAGATGTATCAGAAACAATGTTGTTTAAGTTTATATCGTGAGTACAATATTTAACTACTGGTGTACCGCCAGCATTGCCAGCAGTAGCGTCTTCAGATATGTACTTAATAGTATTACCGCTAACACTGTATATAGGAAATGATCCGTTAAACCCTGCAACACTAGCGCCAGACATATTAAGCCAACCATCAGCAGTAAACAGCGTGCCTGATATGGGCGTTCCTAAGTCAACAGTAACCATTCTTACTGTAACGTTGGCTGTACCACTAGGCGCTACATTAATAACTTCATCTGCCGCAGTAACGGTAGCCCCTGTAAAATCTAAAGTGTTCTCTGCCCTGAATCCGTAACCACAGTTGATTGCACTACAGTTAGTCAGGTTAGTGTTTCTTTGCGGAGCGTGTATTCTAAAGCCCATGTTAGAACAGTCTCGAACAAAGCAGTTAGTTAATTGCGCTCCAGTGTTATACGCTAGAGTAATGCCGTTGCCGTAGTTGTTACCGTCTGCACGACAGTTAGACATAGCTAACTCAGGGGCCAAACAATAGAACCCATTGTCATACGTCCAGTTAAAAGTGTTACAGGAATCAACGACAAGCTGTTCTCCACCAATATAAAACCCTGTAGCACAAGAGTTAGTTGAACAACCGCGCATATAAGTATATGCAGTATTAATTAATATTCCTCTTGGAACGCCAGCATTACCATTTTGATTCCATGAGGTTGCGTTATATACAGTGCAATCAAATATAGAATTTTGTGACTGGGAATTAAACCCTGTGCGAGTCCCAGTAATTACAAAGCCACACCAACCGTCTTTAAAGTAACAATCCCTAATACGTGATCGACTAGCATACTTAAAGTACACACCGCCAATGCCTTTGTTAGAAGAAGTAGCTGAACCATCAGCAACAGCAGTAGACCTTTGCCCATGAAATGCAATATTTTCAACGTGCATTGAATCATTACCAGCCGCATCATTATCGGAGTACGCTTGATTGACAAGAATTGATGTAGCCATCGTAGCTAGGGTTGTACCTGCACCACCTTCTTTTAAAACAGTTGCCTCAATACCATCACCATATAGCTTAGTATTAGACTTTATTCTTAAGGTAGTGTTGATTAGATAAGTGCCACTAGGGATATAAACCTGACCTTTTAAGTCTAACGCGGCTTGAATAGCGGTACTGTCATCTGTAGTACCATCGCCTTTCGCACCAAAGTCTCTAACATTGTTAGGCGCTCCTTCGATCATCGTGTTTGTTGCTTTTGTTAAAGACATATTACTCTCCTAATTCGGGACGAGTAGCAGGGAACGCATCTGTAGAAGGCCACGCCCTAAGTGCTTCCCGATAAATTATATAAGCATCACGCTGTGGATGATCTGTTAAAGAAATAATGTAATCAGTAGAGGCTAGTTCTGAATCTCGCCACTGACGAGCAGTCTCTTCTGCTGTAGGCTCTGGGGGTGTAGGGGCAACCCACTCTTCATAGTGTTCAAAGTTAGCCTCAACAAACTCTGCGTCTGCAACGATGGTATTTGTGATGTTACCGTCAGCATCTTTAACTATATATTTCATTTAATTCTCCTTTACGGTATGTACTGAATAACAACACAGCCTTCACCACCACGGCCTGAGGTAACGTATCCTACGCCATTATAATAACCCCAGCCACCTCCACCACCTATAGAGGCATTACCAGAGGCGGCATTTAATGATTCTTTGTAAATTCCTGCCGCACCTGCTAACGGCCCTGCCGCATAATCGCCACCAATACCGTATGTGTAAACATATGTACCTGTGCCACCAGCACTGCCAGACAACTGGCCCAAACTAGAAGAATAAAAATCTCCTAAAATATCGCAATTACCTCCAGTACCTAAAAAATCTACTATAACCCCGTCATTACCTGCTCCTGTTAAACCAACAGCACCACCGCCTCTCTTCCAGCCACCGCGTCCACCTGCGTTGTTTATGTCTCCATTGGAAGCAGTACCACCAGTAGTGTAAGTGCCACTACTTAAAGCCCCTCCTGCACCACCAGTAGCTGTTAGCGTAGCACTTAGTCCTGTACCTGCAACAGTCGTAGTGCCTCCTGCGACTCCTGCCGAAAAAGACCCTATTGTCTGCGCTCCACCTGCACCAGTCACCACAGTAAAGGAGCCAGATGTGGTAACAGCTAAAGAGTTCTTTTTGCAATAACCTCCTGCCGCACCGCTTTGAAGGTAGGAGGCACTATTAGAACAACTACCACTACCACCTGCCCCAATAACGTGAATCATTATGTTGCCGTCTTGCGGAGGAACCCATGTTTGAGACTTGTGTAAAAAGATTGTGGGGAATGAAGCACTACCTCCACCACTACCTATGAAATCTGAAAAATTACTCACGACATTACCCACCCTTGCGTTGCGTCTGTATATATGAATTGTATGGAAAGATAAGCGGCATCCATTGTGAAGTCAGAAGCACTGCTCATTATGTTACTTCCGTTCCTACCTACCACTGTGTCTGTAAAGTTACCCACCGTAACCAAGACTCTTTGGCCTATGGTTGGTGAAGCAGGAAGCGTAATAGTTCTACCTGCCGCGCTAACGTAAACGTGAGTGTTAACCGTAGCCGTCATGGATGCAGAAGTAACTACAGTTGTTATGCCTACCGATATAGGCTCTGAAGCTATTTTAGCCGCTGTTACAGCATCGTCAGCTATCTTGGCTGTGGTAACTGAATTATCTGCTATCTTGGCTGTGGTAATTGAATTATCTGCTATCTTGGCTGTGGTAATTGCATTGTCTTGTATAGCTGATGTTCCTACACTGTCTGCCGCTGGTGTAGCTACGATAGATGTAGTAAACCCAACAAGCATAACCTCAATAACAGAGTTATTAGGAGGAGCTTGAGAAAAAGTAAGTGTCGTGTCTGATACTGCGTAAGAGCTTTTAAACTGATACACACCATTAATATAAACAAAAGTATTGTTCTTAATAGCAGAAGCACTAAGAGTAAAATCAAGAGTTGTGCCGTTAGCTACAAACTCATTAGTCTTTAACTCAGTAGAAATAATATCCCCACGCACTAAAGCCCTTACTTCAATAACGGAACCCAATAAAGGAGCCTGAGAAAAAATTAAAGAAGTGCCGTTAGTAACACTGTAAGAACCTATCTCTTGAACTAAACCGTCAATAACCACAGTAAGTGTGGAAGAATCACCTGCGGAGTCAGTCATTGTAAATGTAGTTGTAGAACCATCACCAGTAAAGGTATCTACTGACAAAATTTGATTAGTACCACCAACAGCTTTCTTTAGACTTCGGAGTTCAGTTTGAACGTCAGTAAAAGACGCTCCTGTGCCTTCTGGTAAATGAGATACTAGGTCGGAAGTAGTTACACCAATAGGCATAATTTCTGCAACCATGACTTCAATAGATGCTCCAAGAGGAGGAGCTTCTGAAAAAGTTAGAACTGTTTCTGTTAAACTATATGTTTCTTTTTCTTGGTAAACGCCATCTATATAAATTTGTGTGTTGTTTGAACTTCCTGCGTCTGATTCTAGGTTAAAAACCTTACTAGTGCCGTTTCCAAAAAAGCTATAAACATTCCAAGACGCAGTATCATAGTCAGATAACGTAAGTGCCTTAGCCTCTATAGTTCCTGTACCTATACCTGTTGAGCCTCTAAATAATGACATGTTTACCTCTTAAATAAAATAAAATAAAGGAGACTCCCCATTGCGAGGAGTCCCCAGTTCACTACTTAGCCATTAACAGCCAATACAACACCTGCTTCAGGACGCATTACTTGCGTACCATATAGAGTGTCAGCAGTATAAAGAGTACCAAGGAACTCTTGCTTATACTGAGTCTGAGAACGTACACCCTGCTGTTCAGCAAGAACCATAGCGTCCTTGTGAAGTAGCATAGCGGCTTTAACGTCTCCACCTGCACTGTTATCTGCGGCAGTTTCGATGATTGGGCAGTTGCTAGAAACAAATACGTCAACACCGTATAGGTTTCCAATCTGACCATTACGTACACCTCGTCCGTCTACAAAGTCAGAAGACATGTAGCGATCAACGCCCATAATAGCGTTACGGAGAGAAGGAGGAACAACAAAGCATCGGTTGTCCATAGGAACGTCAGCATCGTCCAATACCTGAATAGCGGCACGGAAACCTGCGTCATTAAATACGTCACTTGATGCTACGGAATCAACAGCATAAGTTTCAATACCAGAAGCTCCTGAGAAGTTATAAACAGTGCTGTGAGTCCAATCAGAACCGTCTCCGTTTCCTAGAGACTTACCCAAAGTAAACAAGTCGTTATCAACTTGCTTGGCTAAAGCATAACCTGCGTCACCAGTGTAGAACTGACGTAGAGAAGCTAGAGCTTGTGCTTGAGTGATGTCTTCGATAAGACGAGAGTATTCAAAGTGCTTGTTGATTGAAATCTGAATTTCGCCCTCAACAGCGTTCTGAATAGTTACAGCAGTGTTTTCTGCCTTAGCATTTGCAGAACCACGAGTAGGCTTAGGAACGTGAATGGTATCACCTTTCTTGCCTGTCATGCTCATTTTCTTGACTAGGTTAGCCAATACTAGGTTAGATTGATAAGCTGCAATTACTTCGTCACTCCAAATCTCTGGAATAAAAGTAGCCGCGCTAGTGTTGTCTACTGCCCCGCCCATTGCGGGATATACTGATGTAGTCATGATAAAAGTCCTATAATAAGATTAGTTACGGACTCTCCCTTCTTGATACGCTTGCATGATTTCATCAGACAAAGACATGTATCGTTCAGGATCATCCTTCATAAGTTTAATAATGTCTGAACGCCTGTAGACTTTCTTTGCCGACTGCTCTCCGCTTCCTCTAACATTACCTGTAGATGCGGCCTTAATAGTGTCTTTGCGTTGTTGTTTCTCATTAGCGGCAGTTTGTCCTACTACCTGCTGACGCTCCTTCCAGTTACTGAAAAGCTCATCTGCGGCCTCGTAATCATACTGCTGATCTGCTTGTGCAAAAAGCTGTGTGCGAATCTTTGATCCTTTGATCCAATCTACGAACTTACCATCTTCCAAAATATCCTTCATATCAGGATGTCTGTTTTGAAGTTCGGTCATAGCCGCATTTTGTTTATACTGAGCAGATACTTGCTCTGCTTCTTTGATCTTAGGATGATTGCTTATAGCTCTTTCGACTGCCTTGTCGGGATCAGAGAAAAAGTCTACTTCTTCTTCAGAAGTTTGTTGCGGTGCTTCTGTTTCAGAGAGTTGTGTCTGTATATAGTCATCAACAACTTTGCGTAATTCACCTACTTCCGAACTTTGTTTACCTAAGAGTTTCTCAGCTTCTTGGTGCATACGCACTATATCCGCTGTACTCTTACCTTTATATTTATCAGGAATTTCCTGTTGTTCGGGTTCTTGTGTAGGTTCTGCATTTACAAGAGGTTGCTCTACTGGAGGCTCTTGTTTAGTTATGTCTGTTACGCTTTCAGTTTCAGTTGTATCGTCTAAAGGTTGACGCTCATCTATTAATGTTGCCATTATTAAACTCCGTGAGTAATCTCATTATGGAGGTGTATTGTATGTAAGGGTTCGGTTAGGAGTTAGCCTTACGCTCTTTTTGAATCTTCCTTTCGCGGTCTCTCGCCCATTTCATGGTAGCACCTGCAAAGTCACCTGAAAGAGGGTCTAAAAGACTACGAACTGGAGAGATTATTCTATTAGCTGTCAGTGAACATTCAGGACATTCTATTTCAGTAGCTTTAGAATCTATAAGCTTTTCAGTAGTATGTCCGTTGTCGCATCGGAAGTCGATCATTATAAACATTTTAGTTTACTCTTCTTCAGCTTGTCTTTGAGCTATTTCTAACTGTGTTTCAATATTTAAGACACTGTATATTACAGAAAGTTGTCCTTTGCGAAATGAAAGGTCTTCTCCATCTTTACAAGCTTCTATTGAATTAATTCTTTCTACGTCCTCAGTAAGGTCAGATATAAAGGTTTTCCAACCTTCAGTCCTGAACATTTCCTCATAAGAACGATAGAACTTTTCAAGCTCTTGTTCATTCATAAACTGTTTCTCCTTTAGGACAGTTTAAATTAAAAATATTAAATACATAACATAGTTATATTATAGCACGTATTGGTCTGAAAGTCAAGAACTATTTTCTATATTTTGATGTTTTTTTAGCTATTTTTTTAGGTTGCTTACTGACTTGTTTCCCTTTAGCAGTGTCAGCTTTTTTCTTTCTGGAGGTTGCGGCATATTCCTTAGTTGATAAAGCTTGTCTTGCTTTTTTAGGTAAATATCTTTCACCTGTAGCTTTAGACCCTTGAGTGCTAGGTTTACCTGATTTAGTACCCCACTCTTCTTTTGTCCACTTTTTTAAACTTTTTTGTGACTTTTTAAGAGCCATTAGTTTTTATAGCCTCCACCCTTAGCTTTGTATTCTTTTGCTAGCATCTGAGCTTTTCTTGCAGACCATTGTCCTGCGCTACCACCTTTGCTTCCTGCTTTGATCTTGTTAAACAAGTTCTTACGCATAGTGGGCTTAGTATAGTTACCTGCTTTATTAACTGTAGACTTTTTAACTGCCATGTTATTTCTTCTTAGCTTTAGCTTTGTTTTTACGGTAGGTCTTAGCCCCTGCATCGTTTCTAAGAGTCTGTATAGCCGCCTTAGCTTGTTTAGCGTTTAAAGGCATTGCTCTTGCTCTTTTAGCCAAAGGTTTTGCTTTTGGCGTAGCTTTCTTCTTTGCTGGTGGTCTTCCAACCTTACTTCCGTATGTACCCTTACCTTGTGGCATTGTATTCTCCTACCATTTAGATTTATTAGCCCAGTATGCCGCAGACATTTTGCCTTTAGCAATATTTTTAGCGTGTCGTGCTTTAAAAGATTTACGTCTTGCTTTTTCCGATGCAGTCTTTGGATTCTTACCTGCACCTGAAACACCTTGCTGTCCATAGCGAATAGTCTTTACCTTATCTCCTTCCTTAGCTACAACTACATGACTTTTGGTAGCATGATTAGGAGTTCGTTTAGGTTTGTTAAAACCGCTAACTCCTGCTCTTACCAATCTAGGGTCTTTAGCCATTAGTACGTCCTCTCTCTTTAATTGCTACTTCTCTTTCTTTTAGTAATTGATCGGAAACCTTAAGCCTTCTTTCAAACTCGCGGTCATCGTCATTACCTTCTCGTATATTAGTAGTGATAGCTTTAATCTTGTCAATCTCTAACTCTTGAGGTATAGATTGAGCTTCAGTAGCAAGCTTCTGCGCTCGTGCTTGTGATTCAATAGCTTGTCCTTCTAAGGCCGCAGTCTGTGACGCTTGGAATGCCAACTGTGATTCCTGAGCCGCTTGTTGTGCTTGTTGTGCTTCAGGATCAGGCTGATTAGCTTTTTCAAGAGCCGCTATAAGTTCCTCACGATTACCTACGTTCATGTTATCAATGATAGACATAATAAGCTGTGAGTACATTGGAGTTTCAGGTGACATGGTTTGTAACAACTGTACAAGCTGTGTAACTTCGTACTCACGCGCAATAATGCCCAGTGAACTGGAAGTGTGGAACTTGTAGTCAGCAACAGGATATGCTTCAGGATTAAACTGCATATAACGGTGTGCGGCTTTAGTTACAAAAGGAATCAGGAAAGATTCTTGGAAGTTAATTAAAGTTCGCTTATGACGCTTAATGATAGCGCCTAAGCTCATAGAGATACCTGCGGCAGTGGAATCACCATTGATTGATCCTGAGATACCTGCGGAATCAACAGCGCCTGTAGCTGTCTGTACCATACGCTGTAAAGCGTCAGCCTGTGCAAAGCTAATTTGACTTACATTGCCAAAGTTAAATGGTTGTATAACTTCATTAGGCGCACCGTTAGTTAAGATAACTTTACCTGCACGTACTTCAGGTCTAGCGCCTCTAGGCATCCTTGTAGCGTCCATAGCTAACATAGGGTGTATAGTAAGCGCAAGAGCGTCAATTCTAGCTCGTATTTCAGCGTCTAACGCCTTTTGTGAGTTATATCCTTTCTCACATACCCCTCTACCCCAAAAACGGCTAGGAACAACATCCCAAGGGAATGCTATAATAGGTCTATCACCCATCATATAAGGATTAGATTCCGCTTTTAGCAAAGTGCCATCATTAGCAATTACAACAATAGCTTCCACATAATAACTTTTACTTTCTTCATCGTCATCAACTAATGTAGCTATTTCTTCCGCTTCGGATTCCTTTTGAGCCATCTCTAATAAATGTCTAGGTACTAAACCATAGTATTTAGTCAATCGTACTTTATCATCATCGTGTGCTACTAAGTCTTGATCTGGCTCTATGTCAAAATCAGGAGCCGCCATTGATACTTCTACGTTCCTATATATTCCTTGTTCCTGTAATTGCTCAACTAGATGTAAGGATACAAACTCATCAACAGCACAACCCATTGCTTCCTCTACGGAGGTAGCTAAAGGGTCTATTAGGAAGTTCTGAGGCATTACAGGACGGAGTTTAACACAAGTCTTTTCCGTTATGTTGACACCAACTGCTGTTAATTCGCCTCCCATAACAGGTTGGGTTGCAGGAGCCATTTCTTTTTCTTCTTCAAGGACAATCTCTGCAATACCTGTGCCAAATACAGCGGCATTTAGTAAACACTCAGCAACACCTTTACGTATTCTGTTCTTTTTGAAGTCTTTATACAAAGTTTCACGTAAAAGTGAGATGTCTCGCTTCTCTTTATCGTTTACATCATCCTCAATGTCAAACCAACGGCCTCGACCAAAGGTTGCTTCCTCTAATTCAGCAACTGAAGACTCTACCGCTTGTTGTAGGGCAGGACTAATAATTCGAGAACGCTCTGAATCTCTAGTTTTGTCTAAGGAAGACCACTGTCCTCTCCATAACCGATAGTATTCGTCAAATTTAGATGAATAATTAGTATCAAAGTGATCACGCCATCCTTGACATTTATTGATTACCCATCCTTCAAGTGTTTGTTCTAGTACAAATTGATCTTTTTCTTCATTTAGCATATTAATACCCTGCGTATGCGTCTAATAGTTGATAGTCTTCTTCTTCAAAGTCCGATGTGTATGCTATGTTAGCTAATTGGTCTATGTAAGCTAATGCATCAATTAAATCATCGTGTACTAATTGATTAGGAAACTGAAATAACTCATCAAGGAACTGACTGTTCCATTCTCCTTTGTTTAAGGAGATTGTACCATGTTCAAACCTGCCTTGTAAAGCCCAAACAATTCTGTCGGTTTTCTTTTTATTGCCGTGGGTAAGCTCGTCCACTCTAAAAAACCGTTGATTCTTTTTCATGTAGTCGCTTAAGTATGGAAGTACAGCGTTCTTTAATGCTCCCTTCTCTATACCTACTGCTACAGGTTGGTAGTCTCTGACTGCTTGGAAGATTCTTCTGGCAGTCTCTTGGACACCCCAACGCCCATGTACAATATTAGCAACCCACCAGCCTTCTTCGTTCGCTTTAACAATAGCGATAGCCGTTTGGTCAAGTCTTTTTGTCTTCGTTGTAACTTTAGCGACATCCGCAAAACCCGCCAAGTCAACCGCAATGTAAAACTGACCTTGTTCAGGCTCTTCCTCAGAAAATTTAATATATTCTTCTTTAAAAAGTTCACTACCTTGAGCCTCAAAGGATGCCATAAACTCCTGACGGAAGGAAAAAGCTGACATAGACTTTTGAGCCGCTTCAATCTCTTCAGGGTCTAGCAATGGGTTATCATAGCTTGTAAAATGAAAACCTGCAAAACTAGGATCATCAGATACACAAGCGTATGTATATAGTTCATAAAAGTGATTACGTCCCATAGGCGTACCTATAAACAACGCATCACCCTTTTGGTCAGCCAAGGCAGGTCTCAGTATCTGCTCCCAAACCTCTGGCTTCATGTCAGCGTACTCATCCATTACTAGGAACTTGAGGCTGACACCCCTCATTGTCTCTGGTCTATCTGCACCCTTTAGGGCAATTACAGCACCATTAATGAGTTTAATCTGTAGGTTATTAACGTGGCTAGAGGCTATGACGTTATGACCTAACTCTAGTAGCATCTGCCACATAATGTCCCTAGCCTGTCCCTGTGTAGGGGCAACGTAGAACACATGGCCTTTGGTATCACTAAGAGCGCGGAGTATTAACATCCATGCCGCTAGTCTACTCTTGCCTGTACGTCTACCTGCGGCTATAACTTTAAATCTTGTTTCGTTGTTATATACTTTCTGTTGCCACGGTAGAAGAGAGACATTTAAGTCCGTCAACTATAGCACCACATTACAGGAGACTCACCAACGTCCAACTTGCGGATGTCAACATGGACAAAGCTGTCAGCAACTCCGATACCGTTGAACCCCATCGCAGTGGCGTGTTTAACGATGTCATACCTTTGCTGAGAATTCTCAGTCCTGATGTCACAGGCGATACCTTGTGCGTGAGTTCCTGCAACTTTTTTCTTAGCCTCTATGGGATGACTAGGGTCTCTGTAACCACTAGTGATTATAAATGGAAAACCACATACATAACGTAGGTGATCTAATTTGGTTAGGAACTGATCGTCAATCTTATTCTTACCTGTGTACTGACAGGCAAACTCTTCCCTGTTAAAGTATCTTAACATATCATTAATGTTATTAATCATTGACAACTTCTCCCTCTAATGGGTCTTGCTGTTCATTACCAGAGATAACAGTGGTTTCACCACCTACTCCAGTGATAGAGATGTTGATAGCACTACGACCACCACTACCTCCTTTCTCCTTCTCAAAGTAACTGATAGGTAACATCCTATCCATTACCAACTTCCATGCCGCTGACTGATTCTTATGATCGTTGTCAAGAGCCGCATCAAAGATTGCATCCATTACTTTGCGTGACTTTGGGGACGCAAGCATCCTAGCTTTATAGTCGTTGATGATTGAAGCATCACCTTTGGGGCGACCTACCCCTTTTCTATTACCTGTTGTTTTAGACACTACAGATTTGTTTGGTGGCCGACCCTTCCGCTTCGCGGCAGTGGCTGACCTATCTATTTCTGGTTTACTCAAAGTATTCCCCTTAGTTATCTTAAGGATACTTAAGTAGAGTTTAGTTATTTTCTTTAATTATTAATAAAAGTAAAATACTATAGTTTACTTAAGGTACTTAAGGCGCGGACGGCTTCCTTTAACTGCTTTAGTATACTTGATATTATAGCACAGATCAGTCTAAAAGTCAAGCATTATTTTCTATATTTACTAAATTATATTGAGTACACCCAAGCCCCTTGTGTGTCAACCTGTGTGTCCCTTAACTGCTTGTGTCAAGACTAGGGGGCCACCTGTGTTTTCCTTATGTAATTCAAGGACTTAGGTATACTTAAGGATACACCCCTTTTTTCCTAATTTACTCCTTTTTTGTATGCCAGAGGGTACTGTAACAATCCTGCGATGGGGCGGGGGGGGGGGGGGGGGGGC